AGCTAAACGTGATTGGTTAGACCAATATAATACGGGCACCTCAGGTTCTGCTATCTTTACATCAGCCAAATTCAAGTATGCGATGAAGGATGGACAACCTCAAGTTTTGGTAGATGATTTTGGCCCATATTTACAAAAATGGAGTGACGCAGGTGGCATTGCAGTCAAACATGAGGACGAACATGAGGATCCTGATTCTGCACAAAAGACGATTGCCACCTTAGAAAAGATATATTCTCCATATTTGAATAAATAAAATATAGGAGAATAACATGGAAATTCGCAATATACTGGATCTCATTGAAGATATAGAATCACACCCTGAAATAGGTGATGTATTTGAATTAGAAATGGGAGACACATTAATAGAAACTACTATTAGTGATATTACCGAAGATGGCATAGTTTTACACATCGATGAACAGGCACTTCGTTTAATGATTGACGCTAAAAAGCAATTGAATGAAGGTAGTTATATACCCGAAGTTGATGATACTGATATTGAAGAAGCTAAATACCAAGGACGTGAAGTTCCGCTAGGCAAACCTATGGCAGGCGACGTTAAAAAATCCAAAGTATACGTCAAAGGTCCTAAAGGAAATGTCGTTAAAGTTAACTTCGGTGACAAAAACATGCGTATTAAAAAGTCTAATCCGGGACGCCGTAAAAACTTTAGGGCGCGCCATAATTGTGACAACCCCGGGCCACGTTGGAAAGCACGTTATTGGTCTTGTAGAGCATGGTAAAATTATCGGATACAGATAACGTTATTAAATACATACATGAAAAAAGATAAAAATCTTAATGTAAGGTACGAAGTCATCACTCAGGAAGACCCCGAAACCGGAGACATTATTGTTCCCATACCACCTCATATTTTAGAATCATTGGGATGGAAAGAAGGTGATGATATTGAATTTGAAATCGGTAAAGACAATAACGTTATATACGTAAAGAAGAAATGAACCCACAAGACTACGACTACATCACTATTACGGATGATATGTCTGTAACAACCACAGACCAGATAAAGATAGATCCGTTATTAATGTCTAACACTTGGTCTATCAATTCAACTACAATAGCAAACATAGGATTAGACACATCCACTATAACATTAACTGATTATGGTTATAATAATTTTCCATTAGATGTGCGAGGGGATGCTAACTTTGAAGGCGATCTAAAAATTAAAGGAAAAAGTCTCACCGAGACCTTAGACAGAATAGAAGAAAGATTAGCTATATTGCGTCCAAACGAAGAACTAGAAGAAAAATGGGAAAATCTGCGTGGTTTACGCAAAGCCTATATGGAACTCGAAAAAGAGATCATCGAAAAAGAAAAAATTTGGGAAATACTTAAAAGGTGATCTTGACAGTAATTTCCTTTTCTGTTAGAATATGCATGTAATAACTACTAAGGTATCGTTATGACCATGCATCTTGCACATCCTGCCCTTTCTATGTCAGGCAAGCGTAAGGGTAAGCAAAAATTTCGCAATGCTGAGGAAGCACGTAAGGCACGTGAGCTTGCACAAGAATGGGAGCGCAAGCAAGCCGAATGGAAATCAATGTCCAAACCTGTTCCCAAATCTTTTACTGTACAGCGTGAGTCAATCACCCCTAGAGTTCCTCCGGGCCGCGAGTCTCCCAAAATTCCTAGCCTAGATACATGGGTCACTGGCGCGGTGACCACTAAAAAGACCGAGCAATACACAGGTAACAACCTTTTGGGCATTACTATTGTCCACAAAAGTTGCCTGCAACCTGTGTTCAACAAGGAACAAGCTGAAGATGCAGCGAAAATGCGCCGTTGAATATTTGTAAGAAGGAGACAAATTTAAACATATGCCAAAAGAAGATGTAGTTAAAGTAGAGGGCGAGGTAGTCGATGTGCTACCCAACGCCACATTTAGAATTAAATTAGAAACTGGTAATTCTATATTAGGACATATTTCAGGAAGGATGCGTCAGCATGATATTAAAATCCTATTAGGTGATAATGTTGATGTAGAAATGAGTCCATATGATCTTTCCAAAGGTAGAATAGTTCGTAGACGATGAAATTTCATAAGTATGGATTTATAGGTCACGAAGATACAAACGTTGAGACTGAATGGTCAGGCGGCGACAATCTACAAAATTTTGAAAGAAGTTTACGTGCTGATCCAAATTGGCATTTCAAAGATCGGCATATAACCTATAAAATAAATTCTTTAGGACACAGGTCTAAAGAAATTGAAGAAATAAATTTGGATAATTACATCCTGTTCATCGGATGTAGTCACACCGAAGGTATAGGATTGGGTATAGAATATACATACCCGCACTTAGTATCTCAACAATTAAATTGTGATTACTATAACTTAGGTTTGGGTGCAACTGGAATAGATGTTGTAGTGCATAATTTAGTTATTTGGTTTACTAACATCGAGAAAAAGCCCAAGTTAGTAGTCATACAGTGGCCCGATCCCACTAGAGTTACTACCGGAACATCCTGTAACCATTTAACTCCCCGAGGAATGTGGGAGAATACTGAAGATTTCAACAAGTTTGTCCATCATGGTTTTGAGGTTAATTTTTTTGAAGGTAGAAAATTATTAGCAAACACTATTGTGCAAAACATGATAAAAGTTCCCGTCATATATTTTGGTATTGAAAAAGTAATGCCCTTTAATGACTACACCGTTATGAGCAAAATAATAGACAAAGCACGTGATAACGGACATGCAGGTATTCAATCACACATACTATTTGCACAGCTAATACTAGATTCACTATAAATACTTAATGTTTGAGTTTTTAAGTGAAGGACGAAGAAAAAAATTACATACGGCAGAATTGCCGTATTCCCACATTGACCTTCAACCTGTTTTAAGTAAAGAAACGTTAGAATATCATTATGATAATCTAGCTAAAGGCTATGCCAAACGTTACAATAATAACGAAGGTGATAGCGATTTTAATTATGCAGGTTGGTTTCTACATGAGATATATTTTAGTCAGTTTCAAACACCACAAGAAAGTGGTACTCCAAATGGTCCTGTTTTAAATCTCATCAAACGTAAGTATGGTTGGTGGAGAGACTTTAAAGACCAGTTCAAAGAAGAAGCAATGAAGATCCAAGGTTCGGGTTGGATCTATATGTCGTATAATGGCGACATAAAAACAATTGTAAACCATGAAGTTCGGGACGATATACTCATACTTGTAGACTGGTGGGAACATGCATGGGCCTTAGACTATCAATCAGACAAGAAACAATACTTAGAAAACACTTGGAAAATTATGAATTGGAGCCACATAAATACTAGATGGGGTAAAAATTTATGAGATTGTTTGAGTTTGCATTACCAAAAAATACTTGGGAATTGCTAATGGCTAATTCTGACAAAGAAGAAGTAGGTCATGAATTGGTAGATTTAGTTAAAACTGCCTATACCAATACACCTAAGGGGAGTTTTGTTAACTCTTTAAAAGATGTAATCCCTAGCGATTGGAACGTTATTGATTGGGACAAAGATCCGGACATTGATAGTTGTGTATTTTATAGACACAATAGACCAAACGAATCATGGGTAGGATACAAAATACAGGGAGTGGGACACGACGGTACTAGAACTAGTAAGGATTACGCTATAAGTAAGGTTCAAGAATTGTTGCAAAAAAATGGTGTTTGGATTGAATCCAGTGATGCAATGAGAAGTATTCTTAAAAAACTCAACAGTGTTCCTGTAACCGACGAGGTCTTTTTACAAAAATTGTTTAATGACGATCAATTAAAAATGATAGATGAAGATACGTATAGGCGCAAACTAAATGATGGAACAGTTATTGAAGAAACCGTGTTCGGTAAACCAAGATTAAAGGAGACAAAATGATTATAATTACAGGTGCTGCTCAAAGTAAAATAGCAGAAGTTTTAGCTGAAGAAGATAATCCAAAAAGTAAATTGCGTATGTTTGTGCAAGGAGGCGGTTGTGCAGGATTCAGCTATGGATTTACTATTGATGAAGAACAAAACGAGGACGACTTTGAAATACCGGCAGGCTCAGCAAGTGTCCTGGTTGACAGTATGAGCATACAATACTTGCAGGGAGCTATCGTTGATTACAAGGATGATTTAGAAGGATCTAGGTTCAGTATTTCCAATCCTCAAGCTTCTACTACCTGCGGTTGCGGTAGTTCTTTCAGCGTATGATAAATACGTTGTGAGGATTTTATAATGGCGATTTCAGGTCTACAGGTAATTAATATTGGTGTGCAAAATGAATCAACGGGCAGTGATTCATTATACACAGCATTCAATAAAACTAAAACAAACTTTGCAACATTGTTTGGAAATGCCAGTCCTTTTAACACCTTTACAGGTAATACAGGAATAACCGTAAACGCTAATTCTACATTGGGGACGGTAGATGTACTTAACACAGGGGTAACTTATCTACAAGCTGGTACAGGCATTACGCTATCGGGGAATACAGGAAATATAACTATTTCTTCCACAGGTGGAGGAGGCAATGGTGGCGGAACCGTAACTAGTGTAGGAGTTCTTAGTGCTAGTGCATCACGTATAACTGTATCAGGATCACCTATAGTCAGTGCCGGAAACATTACCTTAGATTTAGCTACCAGTGGTGTTACTGCGGGAACGTATACCTATCCCACGATGACTGTAGATTCTTACGGAAGAGTAACTTCTGTATCGAACGGATCTAGTACTGGTACTGTCACAAGTATAGGAATAACACCCGGATTTGGCATACAAGTAACAGGAAGTCCTGTTACTACTAGTGGTAACATCACTGTTTTAAACACCGGTGTTACTAGACTTAATGCTGGAACTGGAATCAGTTTAAGCGGCAGCAACGGGAACGTCACTATATCCACGGCAACGGGAGCAGGTACGGTCACTAGCGTTGGAGTGTCCAGTTCTACCCTTACCGTAACAGGAAGTCCGGTAGTTGCTGCGGGAACTATAGGAATAGAATTACCTTCTAACATTTCTCTAAGTGGAAATTTGACTACAAGTGGAACGGTCTTCTTTAATGGTAGCGAAGATTTAGCACCATCTGGTGCAGCCAATCTTGCTCTAACAGCTAGCTACTTCAGTACATCAGGTGCTGAAACTGCTACGCTAGCAGCAGGTACTGATGGTCAAATCAAGACCTTCATGATGGTAGCAGACAGCGGTGATATGGTTATCACTGTTACCAATGCAGGTTGGAAAAGTAGTGGCACCGGTACTATCACATTCGATACGATTGGTGACAGTTGCATTCTGCAATACATAGCTAGCAAGTGGTTTGTCGTAGGTAATAACGGCTGCACATTTGCCTAAAAAAAAGCCCTACATTGTAGGGCTTTACTATCAAACTAAGTTTTACTTATTCAACATAAAGGACGAATATAGGTCCTTGCACATTGTCGGGATATCTTCCCAAGGATATTCTAAATAGAACGGACAAACTTTTTTCCATTTTTTGTTTTTAACAAAAAACTGAAACTCTGCAAGGTCTTCCCGTTTACTAGGATCGAACTTGCGTCTAACATGAAAGGTATCAAGTTTTGTATATCTCATTCTATAAGCGGCAGTTTCCTGCCGCTCCTATTTACTCAGCGACAGGTTCAGTAGTTTGCTCAGCCTCAACCTGTGCGGTTTCAGACTTAGCGGGCTTCTTGGCACGAGCCTTGATAGCTTCAACGCTGGGCTTAGCCTTAGCTTTAGAGACCTTGACCTTGACAGTACCCTTAGTTGCTTCCTTCTCACGATCAGCAATACAATCCGCAATAGTAGCCTGATCTTCAGGACTTGCGAACTCAGGTTGAGCAGCCATATACTTGAGTGCCTCAAGCTTGGTCATCTCACTGGGCAATTCAATGAAGTCACAACGGGTAGCCCCACCCTTCGTGAACTGTTTGATACGGCGAACCATATCATCAGTGAAGCGAACCTTAGTAGAATCGCTATGAACTGTAATGCCTACGACTTTGAAAGTTTGATTAGCCATAATGTTTCCTTTACATATTAGCTAGGTTAATGAAATTGTGCATATCGCACTATTGTTATGATAACACCGGGCAATGAACTTGTCAATGACCGGTATTACCAAAACTCAGACAACGAGAGAAGCCGACTCGGACAGTAACCGCGGACCATACATACCTAACAGCATTTGGTATGCATTGTACGGATTATCTGCCTGCACGGTCACTCGCATGAATCCACCAGGAACAGTTTCGATAAGAGCCCAATACGTATTCATTTTACGATCTCCAAATCAAAAGTGTACTAACAAGAATTACTACTACCCAACCCACAGTATCGAACGTGTGAGCATAACTATACACCCAATTTTTAATTTTGTCAAGCATATTTACTCCACAATGTAGGGCTTGTTCCACTTACCAATGTTGAGGTCAACATAGTAAGCCGTATTGAAATAGTCGGTCATTGCATCAGACTCATCGTACCAGTCGGCAGACTTGAGAGCCTTGAAAGCTTCGGACAGAAAAGCCTTAGCCTTACCAGTAAAGTGCTCCTGAAACCAGTAGGGGTTGACATCCAAACTTTGGTTCTTGCGGATGTATGCAATTTGCTCAGCCGTCATGTTCTTAGCATAGGGCTTGTCAGCATCCGCTTTGATGAAATTTTCGATGAAATCGATCTTACCGGACTTGAGGGTCAGTACAATACTAGAATGGTTGCGAACAGAAAGCGAACCCTTGACGCCATACTTTGCGAGGATGGGCTTGAGGTTGTTAGCGATACGAGCCTTGCGTTCCTGATTCATGTAAGCCATTTGCGATCTCCGTTAATCAACTGTCTATGTATGTATTATATACCCAAATCCATTTATTGTCAAGCCTTGAGGGCCTTGAAGGATTGGATAAATTTAGAACCTACATCCAAACTGACGTAATCGTGACCCTGCATTCCCTGCTCACTGTAGGTAACGTCCTCGGGATCCAAATTGACTCCACGCAATAGGTCGTGCAGTTCCTTGATAAATCGCCTGTCCGTGTAGATAAGGCCATGGTCATCAATGTCCCAAGAATCGGTGTCAAAATAAACACGCAATTCCCCGAAAGTTTCGCCATGAGCAATATAGGACAGATCCAGCCCAGTCACAGGAACTTGTGCAGAACGATCCGACCAATATCCAGAACCATCAGTAGAAAGAATCTTAGAAACTAGCAGCATTTTTATCTCCGTGTCTTAACTGTCTATGTATGTATTATATACCCAAATTCATTTATTGTCAACCTTAAACTTTTTAAGCAGCCGACAACATGTTAGCGGGAACCCGCCAGTTGGTTAGTCCACTTCGAACGTGAATGAACTTACGCTTGACTTCAGTAACCTCGCCAATCACAGTTTGGCCTGTGCGACTAGATGTAAACTTGACCTTGGAACCTTTGATGAAGGCATTCTTATTTTGCTTTGCAATTTGCGCCCTAGCAAACTTAACTGCCGCAATTATCGAATCCAGTTGATCGTTGGTAAAATTACCAAACATGATGCTAGCATTGACTTGTTGAATTTCAGAGAACCGTTCCATTACTTGCTCCGTTGTTTAACTGTCTAAGACTCTATTATAGCGCCAAAGCCATTTATTGTCAACTAGTCATATACACTGGTAATTCTAAATACCTTGACTATTATCCATACAACGATGGCAATCCAAAGAGGAAAGCCTAAGATCAGTATGGCTCCGAGCGTTTCCATCATTCATCCCATTCTTGGTGGTTCTTGTGTTTTTGTTTTCGTTTATACTGATTCAACAAATCCTTCTTCGAAGGCGTGAATCCCTCATCATCAAAATACCCACGATTTTTCCCCTTTTGAGGCTTCTTCTTACGCCCCATAGGTTCCAGTTCCCGCTTCATTTCCTATTACTGCCAATCGGCATCCTTGTTGATAAATTTCGGCTTACGCTTGTAGCCGTCCTTACGCTCCACACGTTTCGGTTTGAAAGGTGTGTTTTCTGCAAACAGCACGTAATGATTACGATGCTTAGTTTGCGGAACCTTGAATGAGATTGTTTGCTTACGCATTTTGAACACCAAAACTTAACTATTTCTTATTATAGTACAGAATGGTATTTATGTCAACCGATGGTTAGATTAACTCTCTTGATAGATTTGATGGTAAAACTGCGCCAACCCTGTGCTTCTACATCATAGACTGCCAGCACATCTTCATTGACCTTACGCTCTTTTTTGCCCTCGGTTACAGGCGCTGATGGCAAAAGCTTAGGGTCTAGAGTACATTTCATGACACGTTCGGTGCCATCCTTTTTTGTGAATGTTACTGTAGCAACATCTACCTTAAGAATACCTTTCAACCATTTACCAAACTTGTCCCAATCCTTGTCAGTAAAAGTCGTTTGGATCGTATGGGTAACATCATTATCGCTCATGTTATTCCTTGTCCGGGGTAAAAAAGTTTTCGATCTTTTTTTCAGTGGGCCATGATGCAGTGTAGTCATTATCCTCATCACACAATGCAAGTGCCTCATCCATTGATACCACACGATGAGAAACAATTGTTTCATCAAGGTGCTTCTGAGAAAATTCTTTAGCGTCTCCCATGACCACTGTATCTAGTGCCCATAGTGTTTTGTCATTGCCGTAGTCATCGATGCCAACTGGCACTTCTACTACATATCGCATACGAAACATTGAAACTGTTTCGACCAACACCAATTGTTTGCCTTCTGTCATACTATTAACCTCACAAGTGCAACACTATCAATTAAAACAAGTAGCAAATAGTTTGCTACCATCCCTGAACTTCGTCGGGTATATGCTGCCCAACAAAAGATACCGCATTGTAAAATAAAAAGTGGATAAAGAATCAGAAAAGGGGGAGTAGGAACCGTAAGCATCATTACTATCGAACATGTAATGCTTAGTGCCCATGCAAAAATTTCTAAGATACATCGTAAAGGATTTGATTTCCAATCTTCACGTATCCAATTTATTATACCATAAAAAATATCATTCATGCATTATGATAGCACAGCCATCATTTAAAGTCATGAGTTTTGGATAATTACTGCGTACAAATTCTTTCGCGGTATATATTACCATCATTGAGTTGAATTTCACGCCAGCTTGAGCAAGTAGGACTAGGTCTTACAGGAAGTACTGGTACAGGAGTAATTACTTCTTCATGCACAATTACCGGTGCGGGTTGATTTCTACGATGAATTTGGTCTACGATGATCGCAGTACCAATTCCAGTAATTACTGCAGGGCCTACCCAATCACGATGCCTGTGAGGATGGTAGTGCCTAGGTTGCGGGTGGTAGTAATGATGATAGTGATGTCCATGAATACTAGGTGACCCGGGGCGCTGGTAAGGTTGAGCCTGCGCAACACTGGTCACTGTTAACAGTGCGACGGCTACTGTAGCAAAAAGAGTTTTCATGTTATATCTCCTATAACCTTATTTATCACCAAACCATTCACGATTTGTTTCAATATCCTCAATAGCTTGCTTGAGGATAAGTTCTACCATTTGGTTCAATGTAATATCACGCTTATGCGCTTCCATTGCCAATTGTAACAATACATCATCTTCGAGGTCTAGCGGAACTTGAATACGACGGTCGAAAGGTTGGTTATTTAGAATTGCCTTAGCCTTTTCTAGAAAATCTTCTACTACTTCAAGATCGATCCACTTAGTGTCATCGAAGGCAATGTCTGATTCAATGTTGCGTTCCTTACACTCAGCCAAGTAAGCGTCCTTGGTATCAGGATTCAACCAACGATACGGGCCGGGCAGATTATCATCTCCGTCTTGCATTGGATCTACTGTAGCTTCGTACACAGTCTGATTTACAGTATCGAAAACAACACTGGCAGTTGCAACCTCACTAGCATAGTCTAGATATCGGGCGTTGGGGCCATAGCAGGACCACTGGTAATCACTACCGCCTACGATTTTATGTGACAGTGCTTCGTTGACTTGACTTAGATGCATGATGAACCTCAATAATTAATTTGCTGTAAGTGTATAGCCAATGACAAAAATTTGCAACCAATGCTTGCCCAATTTATCATTAGCTCCTATTCAACACAGCCTGTAGAGCATACACGGCGTCATGTGTAGTAAAAAGTACGACACCATCCACAATAACGGTATAAAGATTTGGTTGAATTTCGTTTTGGTCGTTTACTGTTTTTTCAACCTTCAAAACCACAGTATTAGATTTCATTATTTGACCCCAAAAGTATTGAGACTGGGTTGCATGGTGTTGATCAATTCAGTCTCACGTGCATGAGCAGCCTTCTTGCCACGCACAACCTCAACAACACCGAATACGAAACGCTCGGCACCACGCTCACGCAATGCACGGCTAAGACCCCAATCCTTGTTTTCAGCAAGGGCACGTTGCATATGCTTTTGCATACGACGGGTAAGAGTCTTACGCACATTGCCCTTGAAGCAAAGTGCAGTCAGTCCGATGTAAACATCATGGGTCACAACATCCTCGATGAAGTAGATGACCTGATTACGATCGGACCTGCGCTTACGTTGTGTTTTCAGCATATTTGTATTATATACCCAACACCATTTATTGTCAACCGTAGGTTTCCAATATCTGTTCTAGTAGTTTTTGTTGTTTTTCTGCAACATCTACTTCCCACGGAAAACTTGAGTAAATTTTGTGGTTTTTCTCATCTAGTCTAACGTCATGGTGCTTGCCGTCCCAATAGACACCGTGCCTTGCATGCCTCAGTCTACCGGTATGCACTTGGTTCAAGTGTAATAATTCATGAACAATCGGCGCAATAACTTCTCTGCTAGACAATGATTCATCTAATCGTATACGTGATTTGAATCTAGGGTCTAGCAACAGTTCTCCGTAATAGGTGCGTAGTTTTGTAAACTCGATTTCTATGTATTCGGGTAGTTCTATGATAGTTGAGGCAATACGTATCACGTTGGTGATGACCAACTCTCGTTCTTTGTCGTACTTGTCTCCTGCGTAAATAAATTTGACCATAGAAATATTTAGCCAAAAAAATAGGGGCCGAAGCCCCTATTTTAATATACCAACTCAGCTGGCCATGTGTTTTTACCGTACACTTCTTCACGTGTTTTCATTCCAACAGACCCGCCTTCGTTCTTAATTCTTTTCACTACATCTTCAAAAAGAATAGGCCTAAAGTCGATTTGTTCGACACAGACACAGTGATAGCGAGGATCAATTTCTTGACCACGATAACCATTATCTCGCATAACTCTATGTGCGTGAAGGTGTCCGTGAATGTTAGTACCAAAACGACCAAGATTGCTTTCATGCATAGGGATGTGACTGAGGATACAACCATTCATCACATGATAGGCACGTATATCCCTAAAGTAAGGAGTATAATCCTCAAGCTTAAAAATATCATGATTCCCTTTAATAAGAATCTTGTCACCGTTAAGTCTTGCAAGAGTCTTAAGAGCCTTGCGATTAATAACAACATCACCGAGGTGATAAACCTTGTCGTTGGGTTTTACTGTTTCGTTCCAACGCTTAATCATTTCTTCGTCCATATCCTCAGGGGTGTCCCAAGGACGGAGCTTAGTTACACCGTCGGGCCCCATAAATTTGCAGACGCCAAGGTGTCCAAAATGTGTGTCACTTACAAGAAAAACGCTAGGCATGTCTTTACTCCTTAGCCATTATTATATCACGTTTATTATTATTTGTCTAGCGTGAAGTTGTCGGCTACTCGCACTACCAAGCCCCGACATGGGTGTAAGGTTCCGTCCTACTTATCTCTATATGGACAGTTAAGTTCTGCCCCACGATATTTTCAAGTAGCCCATGTTTAGCGGGCCTTAAGGTAAAGATCGTGCGTACCCGGCGGATTTGGTAACCGCCTACCCACTTTAGATAACGTCAAAGTGTAAACCGAGTGTACTACTATTTAGCAGTTATAGCGATCTGCCATGATGGTCTTCATCATCATTCCTTCAGGAGTGAACTCCTGAGGGTCTGCACCAAGAATGCTTGCCATGATGCTTGGGCTGAAGCCAGAGACCAAAGCCGCACCAGACTTGTCACTCTTGACTGGAACATTACCACTGCTGTTAAGGTTCCAGAAGACCACGCTAGGAACAGTGTACCCAGCTTGTGCGTACTTACGTTCGATCATCTGCATAGCAGAATCGTCGTGACGTACACACTGGTTGAATTGCATGTCACTCAAGATCAAGACCATGCTAGGCATGTCGCTTTGAGGAACATTGTTCTTCACAGCGGTGCTTAGGATCTTGTCGAAAGCAGCATGTAGATTGGTACTCATACCCCAAGTGGACTTAACCATTTGGTCAACCTTCTGAACGATGTTACCCTTAAGGGTCAACAGTTCAGGCTTTTCGCTGAAAGTCAAGAACGTGTCCTTGAACACACCCTTGTTCTTGTCAGCCAAGTACAACCCTAGCGACACAGAAACATCCAAACACGTAACCTTAGTGTCCTTACCAGCAGGGCTGGACATAGAACCGCTAACGTCAACGATAGGAAGGATATTCGCATCGTTCATGTAGTTAGGCAATGCTTCCCACTGCATAGTCAAGTGATCCAACTCAGTCTTGTTCAGAGTCTTGCGACCGTACAGACTGATGATGTCCTTCAAGACTTCATGAGGGAACACTGCGTTGGCGTTAACCTTAACGGTCTTATCGCCACTAACCAGCTTAGCCACATATTCTGCAAACTTTACAGAATGACGGTTGAACGCCTTCTTGTAAATACGTGCGGCCTGCGAAGGCACGTGACTAAAGTTGATGTTATCCCAGTCGTTGGCACACATTTGCGATTCGACGACCTTGGTCATACCAACAAGGGTCTTACGGTATTGCTTTGGGGTCATACCGAAGAACTCACGGATTTCACGTGCTACTTCACCCTTACGCGGAGTCCACTTTGCAGCCAACCCATTGCTTTGACGAAGGTGGTCACCCAACAGAGTGTAAGCCTTAGCCTTCATGTCTTGCGACTTGAAGACCAACAGGTCATCGAAACGACCAAGTTCAGGCACACGATTCATCAAACGAACTGCCGCATCCGGATCGGTCTTTTCCAGATGAGTAAGAATGTCACGGAACAACTGACGTTCACCTGCACCACTACGTGCGTCACGTGCCCACAATGCGATACGCAATGCGAGGTCACGGTCTTGCACATAAGCCGCAGTGAACTGCGGAACGATGTTCTTACCACGGCTTGCACCGATGTTGTAGAACAGATCAACCAATGCGTTTGCACTGGACTTGCGAGCCTTCATACCGTTAGCGGTACGTGCTTCTTGATTTGCGATTGCGTTTACAAATGCGTTCATTTTCATTTTCCTTTCTGAATGCGTTTTATTTCAATTACAAGTTGAATTTCAAAGTTTGCTGTTAGCATTCATTATTCTAACAGGATGAGCGGGACAGTAAAGTTTAGTATTCTGGTCTAGCCCCATCCCCTGTGTATCGGTTCAGCCCCCTAGACCATAACAACAATTCATGTTGCCTATCTAACCTTGTGTCTGCGTTAGAAACATAGAATGTCTTTCCATTCTGTCGTCAGTTCCATTAGCGTCTAGTTTCCTAGATAAAGCCCTAGCAAGGCCACTGTCTACTGCATTTAGTGCAAGTCGTTAAAGTATTAACTTTTATTTGCTGATATCATCCTCAAAAAAATTAACAGGATCGTTGTTGACTGCTTTTATTATACTCAGGCCATCACTCTGAGTTCGTCCAGTGATATTTCAATATATACCTTCACAGGGTTGTCCCTCCAATATATACCATATCGTACCCAGACCATCCATAATATATGAATGTTGCTGTACCGATCCTTAATCAATCAATTCAATAAATGAATTATATACTAAATTTTGTTTGTAGTCAATCAGTTTTGGGCAAAAAGAGGATCTTGTTTTTTCAACATTTCGAATCCCCAGGCCCTTTCCTCACATGCATAGCAATTATTGCAAGGTATGTGAGGTTGAACGGTGCAAGAATATGTATAAGGTAAAATATCCTCACAGTTTAGTTTATAAAAAATATCCAAAATTTGCGGTTTATGCAGAAACAAGAATGGGCTGTAAAAAACTACCCTATCTTGAACCTCTCCGTAGTCAGTGTTCAATACATTATTGAATTTCTTAATACTCTCAGGAGGCATTTTGTTATTGCCCACAAAGAACAACATGTTTTTATGTTTAATATACAAACTCAGTAACGTTTTTATGTGTATGTTAGATACCTTATCTCCGTAATTAGAAATACGGTTATGATGGTATATCTTCGTTTGAAACTTTCTACTTATCGCATCTAACACGGGTGTTGATATATCAACTGAATAGTCTTGCTTAATTACAGTGAAACAATGCACAGGATACCGTTCTAGGACACCCTGCATTTTTAATTCGCTGAGTAGTAGCAACAACAATGCAGTAGAATCAATACCACCTGAAAAATACACACCCAAACTATCGTATGTTTTAGGTCTTACCTGATTTGCATCTTCTATACTAAAACTGAAGTCGGTTGATAAATTTTCAGGTCCTAAAATCAATCTCATTTTCTCAGACGTTTGAGATAATCTCTACCTACTAGTCCTTGTTCAATCTCTTGCAGTGCAGCCAAATGAGGACCATCATTAGTGGGAATTTTAGGCTTATGACCTCTCATCAATTCACGTTGTCGTGCAGCCGCAATAAGAACCAAGTCGAATCTATTTCCAACCATTTGGACTGCTTTTTCACTACTGATTTTAGCCATTTATTTTCCTAATAAGTTTGGAGCGGGTAGCGAGAATCGAACTCGCAACTTAACTTTGGCAAAGTCATGTGTTACCACTAGCACCATACCCGCATTATTATTGGTGGATCGTGACAGGTTCGAACTGCCGACCTATGCCTTGTAAGGGCACCGCTCTACCAACTGAGCTAACGATCCAGTATTTATTCATCTTTTTTATATTGATTTAACTTTTGCTGCTCTTGAATAAGACGAAAAGCTTCATCTTCGTTTCGTTGATCATCTAATACTCTAGGATCAGGTTTGCGGAAGATTGCATCAAAATTTTTCCCAAATTCTTCTTGTGAGACACTGAAGGGTCTAGGTTGGCTTCCTTTTCCACTCATATTTCATCCTAAATTTTTTACTTTATCATATAAAAAATCATAGTTACTTCTAACAATGACACGCCTATTGTGTTTTCTAATTTCAATATCTTGATTAGCTAATCTGTTCATTTGCTCTAAACTAATATTTTTCAATTTTAGAAAAGAATTTATAAACGACTTTAATCTATGTTCGTCATTATGTATCAAATCGTAACTATAGTCAATCCATTCGGGAAACATGAACCCTTGTTTCTTAAGTTCTTCAACTATTCCGGGAGAGCCAAAAGGTAAAATGAAATGTCCTTTGACTAAAGGTATATAAGTTTTTTCAGTGAAGGCTAATACGTTACCGGTAACTTTTAAAAAGCTAGCTACTGATTCTACAAAAACAGATACGATACTGTCCGTAAAATAAGTATTTGCGATAGGAATAATTCCCACCCCAGACATACCATGTTCTGTGCCTTTGTACGCTGAAGGCCATAATTCGCTTTCTTCAGGCATTAATTGTATGTTTTTTCTAAAATCACTATAATAGCTGTCGCTAGAATTTGTATGTTCAGATAACACTAACCTTGCACGATTTTTAAACTCTAAAAATTCGGGTGTACCTTTCGTCCTTATAAAATTAGGTATACAGAATTTTTTGCTAGCATCAAATGGTTTTATATTAGGAAGTGTAAAAGATTTTTCAGAACAATTCGCTACCCATAGTCTATCGAATCTTAGATCATGTTTGGAATATTCAGTAAAGTGTGCTTTGACCCAATTGAAATAATAATTGTAAGAAATTTGCCTTGGACAAGAAATTAAATTAACTGATACTGCATAAACATTGTCGAACTCGGCGTAATCGCTTAGGTATAATTGAATTACTTTTTCTCCCATTGTTTCTGTTATATGATTATGAAACATTAACAAAAATATTTTGTCCTTGTAGTTTCTAATCACGTTAAGTTGTTCATCTAACGAAATATTAATATGGTTGTAATTTCCTACTATAGGAGCTTTTACTATAGGTATAACATCCGCCTGTTCGATAGAATCAACAAACTCCCATTTGTCTCTTTCTAGGTGAAACGGTAAATCATTTTTACGCACATCCCCCATTAATGGGCCGGACTTTTTTTCAATGTAGATTTTCATAATACACAGGTTATCTTCCTTGACCTCTGTATTTCTTAAAACTATTTTTTTGTGTCTTACTCATAGTACTAGTTTTAGGTCTACTTCCACCTTGACTAGTTTTTTTAAACACTTTTGATCGTTGTTCAGTTGTTTTTGCCATTTAATTCTCTTTATAAGTTATGGTCCGGGAAGTGGGATTCGAACTCACGATCTCCTGCTCCCAAAGCAGGCGCTTTGAACCAGACTAAGCTACACCCGGATATATTATTTAACTTTTCAAAAGTATTAGAAAAAATTTGGTTGCGGTGGCAGGATTCGAACCTGCGATTCCCAGCTTATGAGACTGGACGGATGACCTCTTCCATACACCGCGATTGTTATTGGTGGAAGATATCGGACTCGAACCGATCACCTCCTGCTTGCAAAACAGGCGCTCTCCCAGATGAGCTAATCCCCCAATTATCTTTTTAATTCATACCAACTGCCATTGCGCTGGTAGTGAATGTAATCATATTTATGATTGTTGAATAGAATCATAAGTAAGTGCAATACATCCGCACTCAACAGTGAACCACTTTCAACTACATCAAGACGTTTGTTACCGTCTTCCAATGTGCGATTAACAAATATTGCTTTTATCTTATCAGGTCTGAATGGTTCGGGAATTTCTTTATTAATTTTCCACTCACACTTGAAAGTCTTACATGGACTCTCAGGTCTATATGGATAGATTCCACAACCACTGTCTCTAACCCAATGACAAGGTTTGTTAGGACCAAATTCAAAACCATGTGCGAATCCTGTAAGATGTCCTTGACAACACATTGTACACTCGCCGCACGATCTGTCACTATGTATTTTAATCATACTGTCTCTAGTTAATTGGTGCCCCAGAGGAGAGTCGAACTCCTAAAATTTGGCTTCTAAGACCAACACGTATACCAATTCCGTCACCGGGGCAAAAATCTATTTATTCTAAAACACACCGTTCCTACTTCATTATTCCCGTATTAGACAAAGCAGGGTACTTTTGTGGGAACCTGCACGTCGATGTGTTTTAGAATAAAGCCCAGGGCTGAGATTACACCCTAAGCTAGTAACACCTCGGACATTATTGTATTCCTTGCGAGAATACTTTCTTCCGATATCCACTGCAACCTCATCACTGAGTATCACAGTCTGTTACCAGCATCGCCGTTTAGAGTCAGGCAGTAGACTTGACATTGTATGCTATTCTACGCTTTCCATTCCGTTGAGCTTGCGACCCATTAAGCCTTGCGGGCTACGAAACATCCTGCATAAACTGATTTCACCTTGCGAGTTACGTCAGACTTGATTACCCGAGGGTTCAAGTATTAGATGCTTTTCACATACAACCGAGGCAGTCTTTGCATTTTTAATCGATAGAAGGAGTTGAACCTTCAGCCGACTCCTTAACAGGGAGTTGATCTACCATTGATCTATATCAACCTACTATGATGTGCTGCCTCAGTTGCTACATAACCTTTTGGGCTACGTAATACAACACACCACGTACCTTTTGTCTCGCGGACTACTCAGTCGTATTTTGCGATCGGTGTCACCCTTCCATAAGTCGGATGCCACTAACCACTCATACTGCGTACACGCCCTTAGATGCGACCCTTCGGACAATATACACTACCCTTTCTCATACCAATTGACAAGTTGGTTTTGTGTTGAGGTCAGCACCACCTGTTACTCTCTGTCTGCCTGTCTTACCCTTGCGGGGACTTAAACAGACATTCTTTCCAACACACTTGCTTCATTGTTACATCCACCGGTCTTATCAGTGAACGCACCCTCGCGGGTGTGAGCAGGCTTGCATAGATGAACCATTGCTGGCGCAGTCGTGTAGGACGATTCTGCTTTGGGCTACTCACGTAGCTTATTCTAAAGAGGCTATGCCCCCAATTCTTAACATTGTTGAACACACTATCAACGTCTTGGTAGGAGACGCATCTTTCACTGGGCTACCACCGCCAGTTACATAGCATGTAGTATGCTCAACAATGCTAAGAAAATTTCTTAGCTATAACTTTTTAAAGATCGTTGCTGATTTCTCAGCGTATGCAAGCATTGTACATGCATTCGATTTATTTGTCAACTACTTTTAAAAAGTTTTTGACCATTTTGTTATTGGAGCGGGTAGGGAGATTCGAACTCCTCACTTCAAGTTTGGAAGACTTACGTGCTAACCGTTAAACACTATACCCGCATATTTTTCTCTTAGCCAAGGAAGAATTACCTTGTCTACAAAAACCTTATGTTGGTTGGTAGTTGGATGAACCCAACTTAACCAATGATAACCATTACCATCACTGTGATAATGTTTCCAATCTTCTTCCCATTCATGTAGTAAAACTTCGTTATCAACTAACCATTGAAACTCACTACTGACAGGTAAATAATTAGTATGATCAACTTGATCGAGAAGATATTTTATCTCTGGATTGTCAATATACCCGGGGAATACAATATTGTTATCCCCTATATTTGTAAAGAAATATGGAATATTTTTACTCTTTAAAAACCACTGAGTACGTAGTATATGTTCTAAAGAATAAATCATGTGACCAAGATCATCAAAAAAATTCTTATAATAATTCTCAGCTAGGTCATCAAATTCAGCCCAATTCACATTTAGTATAATCCATTTTTTTAATGCGTTTTTTACAAACTGTGTTGGATTTTGATAGACATTAGCTCCCTCAAATTTATATGGACCAGGATCTGTACACCTAAAATCATGTCTACTATATCCAGACCACATAACACCCACCAATATATCTTCTGGCTTACGTGTTTTTAGTGCTTCAATTACATTGTAAATAACACCTCTACTTATAAGTCCATTACCTTGACTAGGCAGTGCTGAACTTTTATGTTCAGTATAACCTAGATCCTTCAATGATTCTGACAAGTATATAGGCCAATTTTTTTGGAATGCAGGATTCTCATAATGAACACATTCAGAAAAACTGCACCCACTGGTTATTAATAGTTTACTCATGCAGTTATTTAGTGTGAGATAAGAACCTCACACTAATTCTGCAACACGGTCAACAACAAGATCCCAGTGCTTAGTAAACCTATGACCACCGTCATCCATTACAACTGTTTTACTAGTGAAGGGAAAGTTTTCTAGCATAGATTCGAAGGGGATGACCTCATCATCACGTGCTACAAACAAACTAACCAACGCACCTGAATAGTTATCAACAACATGCTTACGCATCATTGCCAATTTATCTAAATGCGCTACCGACACCATGAATTCTTCGCCGGTCATATAATTGACATTTGTACCTAACCGTGCCTTAAGTGTTTCACTGGGATTGCCACTAGGATTTACTAGAACAATAGGGCAATCATAGACATGACCAAAAAAGTTTGCATAGAATGCACCTAGACTGGTGCCTACAAAAACTAACTTTTCGCCTACTTTTCGAGTCTTGATAAATTCGGAAACAATATCATTAATTAATGACATTACCTTAGTAGGATCAAAAGGAAGATCAGGCGCTAATACAGTATTATTACCGAATCGTGAACGTAATGCGTCAACTTTAGCACTAGTACCCGAACTAGCAAAACCATGTAGATAAACGATCATAATAACCCCAAGTTTTCAGAACTAATGATAGTATATCACAGTTCCCAATTATTGTCAAATTTCGATATTCGGGGGCAGTTCTTTTAAATCGATGCCTTTATCCTGCAAATCTTGCAGTCCTTCATCACTTAACTTGACAAAACCATATATAACCTTTTCGTGAGGCTCACCATGAATAAGTCTAGTGTAATGATATCCGTCTTGGGATATATCTACTATTTTTTTACCAGTTAATAGTTCAGCATATTGATTTGGTACAGGTTTGGCTCCGCTACGTTTCATCAGTATTTCAGCAGGACCACTAACTTCTGCCCAACTACGCTTCATTTTAACATCACCTTTTTTCAGCATTTCATAGTCACTAAGACCTTGTGCTGTGGCTTTGTATCGTTCTTTTGTCGGATCAAAATCTGTTTCAGTTGCGCTGGCTATGACCTTAAATGTTTTAGTTTTGGGAGATTTCTTGTATATATTGACCGCAGTAATCTTGTCACCACGACGAACAACCTTCCAATAACCAGGCTCATTAACTAATTCTTCTAAGCTGGCTGCACTCTTAAAGCCGCCGATTTTTTGATAACTACGTTGGAGCATATCCCATACTTGTTTAGCATATGGGATTTTATCTTCGGGTGTGTGAAGATTTAACACTCTCTCTATTAAAAATTCTCTATAGCGCATCAACTATTTATCACCATATTGAAACACACTTAAACACTGCTTCAGCCTGGATCTGGCTATCTCGGAGAGTCCATCCGCGCATGTGTATGTGTTTCAATATGGTGCCCCAAGAGGGATTCGAACCCTCAAAATTCGGATTTTGAATCCGACACGTATACCGATTCCGTCATCGGGGCATGTTTGGCGGAAGTGGTGAGATTCGAACTCACGGCCCTGGGGTTACCAGAGCGGCAGTTTTCAAGACTGCTGCAATAAACCAACTCTGCCACACTTCCTAAATATTTGGAGCACCGGGTAGGATTTGAACCTACGAATCAACGGGTTTGCAATCCGAGCCATTAAGCCTCTCTGGTACCGGTGCATTAGATACTACTAATACTTTTCCATCCAAATTTCCTAGCACATTGAATACTAACTTTCATTGCTGCTGCACAAGGAAATTTATGATTCTTTTTGAAACGCCATCCATTCAAATAGAATGGCTTTAATACACGATCACCGTTCCACCAACTACGTTCTATTTTAATATAACCAAGTTCTTCTAACTGATTACGCAGTTTGGTAAATTCATCATGATCTTTATTACTGATACTAACAGCCTTATCATAACCCATCAATGATTTGATAAGGTCATCGTGAGTAGGGTTGTTACGATCCTTGATAAAATCGTGTTCAGTCCTAACAACAACATCACAAATAAATTTTTCATCAATCGTAAAGTACATGATATATCCTTTGGTGGTGAGAGTGGGATTCGAACCCACGGGCCCACTTTCGTGAACCGACGGTTTAGCAAACCGCTCCCTTAGGCCTCTCGGGCACCTCACCTTTACTTCTCAACAAATGCTCTTTCTAAGACATAATCTCCGGGTTCACGCAATGAACCTTCTATCATTCCATTACCTTCACACCATTGAGCAACTTGCTTGTTAAACTCTATATTACCGCACAACATAATTTTGTCGGTTGTAGTATTTATAGGTAATATATCTTTCAACTGCTCTGTAATTCGCTTATCACCTTCGCCTGTTACTACAGGAATATAGTTAAGAATCGGTGTAACCATATCTTCTAATTCTGTACCGGCAAAATTACTACTCAGTTCATCATAATATGCTAAATCTTTTCGATCTCTTACACTATGTACGATACTTATCGTATCCCATGTTTCAAGTGTTTCAATATCACGTATAAGACTCATGTACGGAGCAAGTCCTGTACCTGTAGCAAGCAACCATAGATTGCCGCCTTTTTTAAGAGCATCATTACGTAATGTTCCTGTTGGTTTTTCCATTACTAAAATTTCGTCACCAATAGAAATATTCTGTAATCTACTTGTAAGTTCTCCGTGATTTATTTTAATACTTAAAAACTCCAGTTCATTTTCCCAAGGAGGACTAACTACACTGTATGCACGTAGAATTTTACGACCGTTAATTTGCAATCCGATCATAGCAAACTCACCTGCATTAAACTTGAAACTTTGATTTCTTGTTGTTCTAAAACTAAAAGTTCGATCACTCCAATGATGAACCCATGTAACTGTTTCTAAAAACATTTCACCTACTTGAAAATAAAAAGGAAGTAATAAGAATTACGACCTTACTAGTTGCCATCAACTAGCATCTATGTACTTCCATGTAGTATATTTACTGTTTAATACAAGACAGTAAAATTAGTGGTGCCTCCGACAGGACTCGAACCTGTAACCAATGGATTATGAGTCCACTGCTCTGACCAATTGAGCTACAGAGGCATTTTTGATCACCATATTATAATACACTCCCACCGGGTGTCTAGTCCGATGTACCGTGTTGCCGAGCCAATGCTAGTCTAACTGATAATAAATTTATATCCTTTCGGATATAATTTGACTATTCTCGGGTTCTTTATCTTTTAAAAGAATGGGCAGGCTATGTCCCGTCAATAATATAATATATTAGACAGAAGTGTACTATAATATGGTGCCCGAGGCCGGAGTCGAACCGGCATGCCCCTTTCGGAAGCGACGGATTTTAAGTCCGTAGTGTCTACCTATTTCACCACTCGGGCAAGAAAACTCTTGTTAGTTGTTAAAGAACAGATGCTAGTATATAACATCCACGTATTATTGTCAATGAATTTGTTAAGTGTCTGTTGCCACATACATCAACAGCATTATCCGCAAATTATGGGCCCTGCGGTTATAAGATTTCTCTCTTAGGGTACGTCACAATAGTAGTCAGCGGCAGGGTACCATGATGCGTCCTCGAACCGTCAACTTTTACTTGCTTCCGTCTTGCAAAACTTCCACAAGTGCTTTCTACTAGAGACACACTTAACAAAACTTGGCGTACCCCGAGGGATTCGAACCCCCACCAGCGGTTTTGGAGACCGTCATGCTGCCGTTGACACCAGGGATACATAAACTTTGGCGATGCGTACCGGGCTCGAACCGGTGACCACTTGCGTGACAGGCAAGTATTCTAACCAACTGAACTAACGCACCACATATAAATATACTTATTATTTAACTATTCCAATGTACACTGAACTAAGCCTTCCACCACTCTCAAAGCAAATAAAAGACTATGTTAGTTATGTACAATCCAAATATAGCGATGATAGATATTTTATCAAAGCTAAGAAATTTGCTGAAGGGAACAACCCGAATATAAATTGTGCGGGTTGTTTATATCATACTGATTATGTTTTGACATATCTACTAAAAAAAGAATTTGGTAATCTGTTCTCAGAAGATTTCAAAGGACAACTACTACAATTTAAAAACCTAAATCCATCCTTTAGCACCGCATCCTATCCGCCACATACTGACGTTGGTAAAGCGTTAAACATAAATTATGTATTAGATACCGGTGGACCAAATGTTAAGACTGTATTTTACGACACTCCGCAATTCGCTGACACCTTAGACGGTATCACACAACCTCATCAAAATTTAACAACACATACCATTTTACATACTGAACCAAACCATTGGTACATGTTGGATGTAAAAAAATTACATAGTGTCGAATCTATTGATACCTGTAGAACTGTACTGTGTTTGGGATTCAAATCCATATCTTATAACGATTTTGTCATAAAATATAACAGCCTACTTAAGTGATGGTGGGTGTTGATGGTAACGCTCCACGAACTCGACTTCCCACCTCTCAGAGTAACGGATTTACAGTCCGCCGGCGGGGGCAACACCCATATTCTTACCATATTGAAACACACTCTGCCACGGTTCTCACGTGCGACTATCCCACCCTTGCGGATCTTACACCATTTTCTGGATTGCTTATTCTCAGCCTACCTAGGATGCGGGGAGAATAAGT